TTATGGAAAAAAAGGAACTTAATATAGAAAAAATTGAATCAACAAAGGTTGTTGAAATAATTAAAGATTATAAAGAAAGGTCAAATAAAGATTTAATCTTGGCTTTGGAATTTATTAAAAAAGATTTTGAATTAACAAAAGAAAATCTATTTAAAATGACCGACCACTTGGATAAATTAGAACTAACATACAACACATTATTAAAAGAATATGAGTCAAGAAGCGTGGTTTCAAAATAAGGTAATTTTTCCGGGTTATGTGAATGACAATAAGGATCCAATGATGTTGGGTAGAGTTCGTGTTGTTCCATTATTTGAAAGGTATCAAGATTCATTACCAGAAAACTGGGATGAAGAAAATGATAAGTGGACTTCAAAAGACCCATTTATTTGTCTACCACTTTTACCTTATTATGTAAATCAAGTCCCAAAAGAACAAGAATATGTTAATATATTATTCTATGATAAGAGGGAACGATTAGATAATAGTAAATTCTATATCCAAGGTCCAATAACAAGACCACAAAACAATTTCAAAGAATTATACACAAATTCACAAGCAATGCTTGCTAGTGGTGAATATTTTAAACAAGCAAATGAATTAAGAGATAGAAGAACTGGAATTACAAAACCAGAAGTTTATGGGATATATCCAGAACCAGGTGATAACGCAATTCTTGGTAGAGGAACTTCTGATGTTATTGTGAGAGATGATTATGTTCTATTAAGATCCGGAAAGTTAAACCCATTAACATCTTCAAGTGCTGATTTTAATATACCACAAAAAAACGATAAGAGGTCATTCGTCCAAGTGTCAACATTTGGTTTAGAAAAGGTAAATACTGGTTCAACAACCGTAACAACAACAAAAATAATCCCAAAACAAGTAAAAAGTCTTGTTGAATGGGAAATCACAAATTTATCGACAACTGGGTCAACTTTCGATGGTAATATTAAATTATATACACTAAAGGACGCACCAGAAACACAAAGTGATAAAGTATTTATGTCTTCAGACTTATCAAACTTTATAAACACAAAATTATATGAATTAAAATTTACTGGTTTATCCGTTGATGATAGTGTTTCAATTATTAATCAATTTATACAAGGAACCAATGAAGGAAAAATAAATATAAGTGGTTATACTTCGTATCCAGCACAAGATGGTTTAACAATTACAAATCAATTTCCGTTTTATTTTAGACCAACAAAAAATAATTCCGAATTATTAAATTCTGGTGATTTAGCGCTTGTTAATAGCGAACAAAATTTATTAAAGTTTTTTGATAAAATTAAACTTTCACCAGCAAATAAAGTTGGTGGATATTCTTTAATTTGGGAACAAAATGTTGTGGGACAACAACCAACTTTCAAAAAAGAAACGGTTGATGGTTCAATATATAACCAAACACCGGTTACATATGGAGCGATGGGTGGTGATTATTTATACTTTTTATCACATAAATCTGATGCAATTCCATCAAAAACAAAAATAGATTTACAAGGAACATTATATGGAATCGACCAAAATAAATTTACAAAAGAATTGGTTAATCAAACAGATGCGATGGTTAGAGGAGACCAACTTATGTCTCTAATAAATCTAATCGTTAAGTTTTTGGTTTCACACGTCCATGCTTTTCCAGGTCTACCACCAGTTCCGGTTGGGACGGACGGAACAAACACCGAAGACATCCTCCAAAAGATATTAAACGCAAATACTACAATTCTAAATCAAAATATTCGTATCAATTGATATTTATTATAAAAAAGTAAATGTCAATAAATAATTCATATTTTAGTAAGAACAATACAATCATTTCTGAAAGTTTTGTAAATACCGGTCGAAATCCAGTTGTTGATCTTTTTTATGGGGATAGTGGAATTGCAAGACCAACCGGATTTAGTAGATTCATATTTGATTTGGATTTAAAACTTCTTAATGAAAAAGTTTCACAAGGTGTAATTTCAATTTCAACTGGTTGCACAACAACAATGAAACATACTTTGAGAATGACAAACACATCATATTTTGATAAAGAATTTTTAAATGATAAAACTTCACAACAAAGATTAAGAGCAACATCATTCGACCTTATTTTATTCAGAATTCCTTATGTTGATTATGATTCCGACCAACCGCAAAATTGGGATGAAGGTGTTGGTTATGATTATTATGATGTAATCACAGAAATACCAAATGATAAAAATTATTCTGATAGACCATCAAATTGGTATCAAACAACAACAATTGGTATTTGGGAACAACCAGGGATTTATGATAATATGAATGGTGGTTTATTCCCGTATTCCGGACTTACAATCGTTGACAAACAACATTTTCAATTCGGTGATGAAAACATTGAATTTGATATGACGGATGAAATTAACAACCTACTTAATGGTGGAATACCAAATTGTGTTGGTTGGGGTATTGCTTATGTTCCACAAGTTGAAAATTTAAGTGGAACGACTGGTTCTTATTCTGTTGGGTTCTTTACAAGACATACTCAAACATTTTATGAACCATTTTTGGAAACAACATATGATGATTTAATCGAAGATGATAGAAACTCATTTTCTTTAGGAAAAGTAAATAAGTTATATCTATACATTTATGAAGGTGGTGATTTTAAAAATTTAGATAATCCACCATTAGTTACAATTGCCGATATGAATGGTGACCCAATACAAGGATTATCTAATTTACAATCTTGTCAAAAGACAAAAGGTATTTATGAAGTTGTAATCCCACCACTTTTGGGTTATAAAACACCGTGTATGTTTCAAGACATTTGGAAGAACATATCTATGGATGGATTTGCATTACCAGATGTGTATAATGAATTTACAATATATCCGGTTCAGAAAAATATACAAATGGGAATATCGACAAATGATCCGGCAATCTACGGATTTGATTTCTTTGGTATTAAACAAGACGAAAAAATATTAAATACAGATATTAGAAAAGTTGGTGTTATTATAAAACAAGCATATACAACAAATAAGATGTTACCAAAGGTTGACGCTTATTATAGAATCTATGTTAGAGAGGGTAATACCGAAGTTCAAGTCCAAGACTGGTCTAAATTAAATAGAACACCAAATGAATACTATTTTATTTTCGATACGAGAGATAAAATACCAAATGAATATTATGTTGATTTAAAAGTGATTTCTTCTGGAGAAGTAAATACTTATAAGAGAACAATTAAATTCCAAATAGTAAATAAAAAATAAAAAATTATAATATGGCAGATCTAAGCGCTAATACAGAAACAATCATTTGTCAAGAAGTTTGTACTGGTTCGGGAACAACAATAACAAGACAAATTATACCTCCACATCCAGTTTGGGCTGATGAATATGGAAATCAAGTAACACAACTTAATATGATTACCCTTGGAGGGCCTAACGGATTAAATAGTTAATAGTTATGAGTTTAAATAAAATAATAAAAAAGGTATTAAAAGAAGAAGAACATAGGTCTAATAGATATATGTTCTTCTCAAACCTTGAGCAAATGAAAAGGCAATGTGAATTACTTTTGGATTTAGACCAAGATGAGATTGAATCGATTTTAGAAAACGGACACGATTGGGCTCAAGACCATATAGCTGAAGCAAAAAATAATATGGATCAGGTTTTTGATTTTATAATGAATGAAACTGAAGGTGGTGATTCTGATAATGATTATGATGATACTTTAAGTGAAGGTAAGAAAAAAACCGGAACAAAATTATGCGCTAGAGGTAAAGCAGCTGCTAAATCAAAATTTGATGTTTACCCAAGTGCTTATGCAAATGGTTACGCCGTTCAAGTATGTAAAGGAACAAATAAAATTATAAGATATGAAAGATAGAATTGAAAGGTTTTTTAAGAGAATTAAGTTGAAAATGTATATCTGGTCGCTCAAAGGTGGCAGTGCTTTATCGAATCAAGAAGAAGATATTTCATTATATGAAAAGGCTTGTTTTCAGATATGTCTCAAGGCTATCAAAAATAAAAACACCAAGTTTATGATTGCACCAATGTCCCAAAAAAGATATTTGGAAAACAAAGAAATGGATATTTTCATTACAATGAATGATGGAAGAATCGATTTAACAAATCACGTCTATCATTATGATGTTAAACTTTCAAAAAGAGGTTGGGAACGAATTACATATGTCTTTGATAATGAAGCCGAAAAACGCAGACTTGATTATGAAGATGTTGTAAACTCACAAATCAAAAATTCTTTACATAATATATTAGAAAGAATTTCTAAGTTCTAAAATGATTTTAGAAACCAAGGAGTCAACCGACTCCTTTTTTGTTTTGTAGGAAGTCATAACCGGTTTTTGTCCTTTACCTCTTTGTGGGTCATTTTTTTCAGCCTTTCTTTTTTGTTGACAAGCCGCTTTTTTTTGTGAGCTGCTCTACATTTTGGGTAAGAACCTTTGTCAGCATCAGACCTACCACAAGGTGGATGTTTTCCGTCAACTTTCCTACAAATATCAACCCAAGGTCCTTTTGGTTGTGAAGATCCTTTCGGTTTTTTCTTCTTACCAAACCAAACGGCCAAATCTTCACTTATCGTATGAACTGGATGCGTTTCATCTTTTAATTTTTTAAAAAATTCTGGACCCTTATAATGTATGTTAGTTTTTTTATTATTTTTTAAATTAATTTTTTTCGCATTATGATTAGTGTGATGGTCTACTTCATAATCAAACGGTGCTAATGTTGAATTCGACCATTTTTTTAGACCCAAAGAAAATGGTGCGTTAAACTCACCAGCGGTTACTGAAGTGTTAGCTTCATTTATTGGGACAATTTTTTTATTTTTTCCGGGTGTTGGATTTATATTATTCCCATCATCATCACTTGTAAATTTATCTGGATGTGTTTTAATATAATTTGTAACTTTTTTTGCTATTTTTTCTATTTTTTTTATTTTACTCTTTGGTGTATCCATTTTACCGTCATAACTATCATATTCTAATTCTGGTGAATCATATTTTGATACCGGTATTGTAAATGGTCCATTTTCATTTTTCTTAAATAAACGAATCCCTGGTGATAGTGGTGCAACATAAGAACCTCTACCCCCACCATCAGATGTTGCTTCTCTAATTATTTCTTTTATTCTTTTATCGTCTATCATTTAATTATAAATATCTAATATTATGGAAAACACAAATACTAACTTTGGTAATTTATTTGGGACGATTGACTTATTAAATGAAGAACATTTAGAGGCAATCCTTTCTACAATGAACCAAGAACATGCGGTTTATTATTTAATTGAATCAGTAAAAGCAGCGTATAAAAGGGGTGCATATACTATTGGTGAAACCGAAGTAATATCAAAGGCAATTAGGTCTATATCTGTTGAATAACAGGCTATTTAACTATCTTCTTCATAGTCCCATCATCATAAACCTCAAAAATAATTCCCTTCGTTGATGGATCGACTTCTTGACCCATTGAATTTATGTATTTAACAACTTTTTTACCAATTGGTGAATAATATAAACTTATCGGTCCATACTCCTTCGACTTACCATCAAAATCATATTGAATCAACTTATAATAAACATATCCGTTATTCATATACGAATCAATAAATGAATATTTAAGCTCTTCATTTGAATTACCTGCTGCTTTAACGGATGTGATATTTCTCCAATCATACCCATCAGAACTTCTTTGGATTGAAAAATAATCCGAATTACTTTCACTCTCTGTCGACCATTTTAACACATTGAATAATGGATACACAACACCATCAAAATGTTTTAACACTACTGGTAATGCTTGTGGAGTACTAACCAAAATTTTAAATGTTCCTGACACATCACCATCATATTCCCATATTCTAACAAAAATAGTTTCATTACTAATAAAATCTTCACGATAAATCCACGGCATTAAACCATCTAATCCATCATCATCATCACATTCTATTAATGTCATTGAACTTGATGTACCTCTATATATCGCCATACCACCATCTGTAATATCACCAGCTTGAGTATCAAAATCCAAAATTGTAACATTATTAGGGACAATCACTTTAAACCAAACATCTTTAGATATGTAAGAAGCACATCCTGGTGTTGGTGAACCTGTTGTCCCCGTTGAATTAGCGTTTGTGTATGTTACATACCCTAATGATTCATTAATTGTTAATTCTACTGCATTTGCTGGATCATCATTTGATGGTGGTGTATAAGGTGTTGTCATTGTGGACGAAGATGCCCATCCACTATAATCACCACCACCACAATTTGATCTTACATATAATGTGTATGTTGTGTTTTGTGTTAATAATGATGTTGACGCTGTTACAACACCAGCGGCGGTTGTCCCACTTGTTGTCAAACCCGTAGAACCACTTCCACCAACACCGGATGTTCTAATTTCCCATTCATATCCAGAAGAAGGTGCGGGTGATGCTGCAGTCCACGACATATTTGCTGAAGTAGACGATGTTGAAGATAAAGATAATGAAGTCGGTTTTATACAATTACTAATCAAATAAATGGTGGATACCCAACCAGCATTTACTGTTGATACGTCAGAGGTAAATGTTACTGTTAATTCACCACCACTTGCTGTTGATGCGATAGGATTGGCTGGTGTAGACGTATAAGTTCCTATTAATGTTGATGAAGTATTTGGGCCATTATATACTCTAATATAATCATATAAGGTACCACCAGCACCCAATTCACCAACAAGTGAAGAAAAATTAATCTCTACTTTCATACCTGCAGTCCCTGGTGAAAAAGTAAATGTCTGAGACATATTATTACTATACGAATCACTTGAACCACCGATATCTGTAAATGTATATGTTGTTCCGTTAGATATTGTTTGTGAACAATTTGATATTGCGGGAAACAATGTATTTTCACTTGAAACTGTTGAAGTTATACTAAAATCATCGACATATCTTTCGTGAGTTCCTGACGCTCTGGCATCCACTAATCTTATATATACATTAGTTAAACCTAAAGCACCAATATTTAATGTGTATTGCGTCCAAGTCGCACTTGGTGATGTAACAGAACCTCTTGTTGTCCAAGTCGTTCCATCAGTTGATGTTTGAACATTTAAAGTCCATGCTGTAGTATTTGAACTTCTTCTATACCATAAACTTAATACTCCTGGGTTTGAAATTAATGGGGTTCTAAGTGCATCGTCTTTACCATTAAATGTTGATGTGTATGTGCCAGTTCGAACGGGTGTAGTACTATAACCCATAGATGTTGCAACCCAAGTACCTCCTTGTGTTGGTAATGATGATGAAAAACTCTCATATATCTGATACCCAGTACATTGTGAGTATGAAATTAACGACAAAAATATCGTAAATAAAAAAAATAAATGTTTCATTGTAAATAAAATTTAAAAAACCCCCTATATAATAAATATCAAAAAAATCAACAATAATCAATTTTTTTTTAAATAAATGAATATTTAACCATTTGTAATTATTATTTTTAACACCATACAAAAAGAAAAATATGTTAGAAAAATTGTGGTAAATAAACCGATATTGTTTGATAATAATTTTTTCATAATTTTAGCTTTTAAAGATTCGTTTAACGATTATTCCATTGTCGATTATAAAATACATACCTGATGGTGATTCATCTAAATTAACATACTTACCACTCATATCAACAACCATATAGTTAGTCACATCATCACTGATTGGTTTATCGAGATTTATAACTGACATCCTGTTTCCACCATTATTACCCGGTACTTGTCCAGCAACCATCACACCATCACTATAAACACCATTATTACCATTGTGATTACCGTTATTGTTTCCACCATTACCAGGATTTGAGTTGTCAACACCATTATCGTCGTTTCCGTGACCATTATTACCATCATCAACAACATTAACCATATTCCAAACACTCTGAACTGCCGCTCCGGAATTTAATCTACCTGAACCTAATGTTCCAATAAATTGAGGATTAATGGAATCAATATTAACTGCAGTAACTCTTAATATTGAATCAATTTGATTCATTGTTAAATCTGGTTTTAAAGATAACATTAAAGCTACAGTTCCTGAAACAAATGGTGCGGCAAATGATGTACCATTTGATGTTGTATATAAACCAGGAGATGTTGTTAATGGTACATTATATCCGGGTGCGACTAAATCAACTTTAGTGTTATGTTGATGTGTTGTACCATATGATGAAATGTGGGAATCGTTTGAACCGATACTTGAAACAGAAAAAACATTACTATATGAAGCGGGATACACTAAAGCCGATGGGTTTCCACAAGTCGTACCATTTCCCGCTGAAGCAACAATAAATGTTCCGTTATTGTATATTTCATTAATTGCTACTTGTGCGTATGGATTGTATGAACAACTTGAAGCCCAACTTAAATTTATAACCTTACAACCGGCGTAAGATGCTACTAATGCGTCGTTATAATTCATTCTATAAAGTCCTAATGAACTATTATATCCAATTGAACTTAATCCGATGTTATTATTGGTATTACCTGCGGCTATTGCTGCCACGGCCGTACCGTGTGTCCTTGTTGCTGTGTTTGTTTGGTCATAATGTTTAATTTTACCGATTAATTCTTCGTGATTAGGATAGAAATTTTGATCCGATATACCAATAGTAATTGAAGTGTCACCATTTGTAAATGCCCATGCCGATTGAGCACTTTTCAACCGATTTAACATTTAGTTGTTTCATTGTTTTATTGAATGATGGGTCAGATGAAACCAATTCTTCATCACCTACTATTGTCGGAACAACTTTAGTATTTTTTATTGTTACCCAAATTTTACCTTCATCTTGTCCAAATGATACGAAGGTGATTAAACTGATTAAGATTGTTGTGATTGTTGTTTTTAAGTTTTTCATTTCTATTAGTTTGTTTTTATTTACACTAATAGATATGATTAATAGGGGTCAAAACCCTATTTTTAGGGTACGATATGAGTCCAAAATACGATAGACAACATAATACAAAGTAAGTATAATTACATAGGTTGGTAGTAAGTAATACTTAAAATTAAAATTTATTATAAATAAAAAAAGGTCAGATTAATCTGACCTTTTCCTTATATTTTTAAGATTTTGATTATCTCAATTCTCTTAAATCAAATGTACGAACACCATCAACAGTTACTCTAGCGTAGAAACGGTTGTTAACCATTTTCTTAGCATAACGAGTCATAATACCTTTAATCGGTGTAAAGTTGAATGGGTTATACATTGTAGGTGTTAATTGAAGAGGTACATACGGTGCGTAGATGTAACCAGTGTCAAGTAAAGATGTTCCTTTGTGACCCAACAAGATTGTGTTTGGTGGGAAGTAAGGATCTCTATACACTTGGTAACGACCAGCCAATGTTCCAACTCTTTCAATACCCATATTGTATTGATCTTGCTCCGGAGAAGCGTTAGATACGTGGAAGTATTCTAAATCATCAAAGATTGCAGAAATTTCAGAAGATACTACAATCCAGTTTGCACCACCTCTTAAAGTAGATTTGTGGATTTGTGCAGACAATTGGTTGATTGCAGTAATCAAAGTTTGATTCCAATCTTTTTGAGTGTAAGAAGTTGTCAAGTTCAATCTTCTCCATCCGTTGTAATCCCAACGTAAGTTCCAAGCAGCACCTTTTCTAAGGTCTCTAAGGATTTCACGGTCGATTTCAGCTGCAACTTGTTCAGACAATAAAGCTGTCAATTCAGCTTCAGCATCGATGTTATGGAACGCAGCAACGTCTTGTGCTAGTTCTGGAGACCATTGAGCTCTTAATTTTCTTTCAGTAACAGATACAGTTACAGACTCAAGATCAAAAGATACTTCACCGATTTCGTCAGCGAACTCAAGGTTTTCGTAAGTTCTATAAACAGCTGTAAAATCACCATTTGCTAATGTGTCAATTGTTGTTCCTGTATAACCATCTAATGAATCAGCACCACAATTAAAACATGCAGGACAAGATAAATCAACTTCTAAATAGATACAACCTGTTGAATCACAGATATCATAATATGAACCACCATTTCCGTCATTAGGGAAAGTTGTTTTCACATTTTGACCATAATTAACAATTCCTTTACCATATTGTTGTGTTACAACTCTAAATAATAATGGTTTACCAATATTATTAGCATCATCCCAAACAACATTACAAGTGTCACCACTTTCTGTAAAATCAGTATTAGCGAAAATTTTCAAGTCAGATAAGAAAGTTTCAGTATCAACTTCATTTCCATCAGGTCCGATTAGTTTACCAGCACCATCACCTAATGTTCTGAAATCACAAAGTTTGATAAGAACTTTTCTGATATTTTTACCATCATAAGCACCATTTGCATTGTCAAAACCACCAGCACTATTCCATACGATAGCGTTTGTAGATGCAGTAACCGCAGACCATTTACCTTTTGAATAATCAAATAAACCAGCTGGATCAAGACTAGCTTCAGAACCTTCGTAAAATAAATCATAAAGATTTTTAGCGAAAGCACCTGGTTGGTTTGGATAACCGTCTCCAAGTCCACTAGTACCTGGATTTGATGGTGAACCAACAGGTGAGTAGTGAGTTGCAACATCAGTAGGGTTAGTTTGTTGGTATCCTTGGATACGAGGTACGAAGTAGAACAATTTACCGATAGGTAAGTTCATTGCTTGTACAGAAACGATATCGTTAGCTAACAATTTAGCCTTCAAGGAATCCTAATTTATCCCATTTGTTAATTGTATCTTCTTTGATAACTTTAAGGTGTTTTAAACCGATGTTACCAACAAGACCTGATTCTAATAATGCTCCCATTTTTTTTATTTTTTAGCTTTATTTTATTGTTATGTATAAATAAATATACGATTGTTTAAAAAAGTTTACTTTTTTAAGTTTATTTTATTTTTGTCATTAAATCTTTCATTCTCATAAATTGAGGATTTTCATATGTTTTTGATTCAATTAAATTTACTGCGGATCCAGAAGCTGGTGCTTTAGATACCTTTCTTTCAAAAGATTCATTCAATGAAGTACTCTCTGTTAATGAGTTATTTGAGATTTCATTTTTAATACTTCTATAAAGATTTTTAGATTCTTTTAAAGTTTCTACATCGTCAAATCTTCGTAGAATATTGATTTTTTCTTGTTTAGTTGTTGAGTGTTCTGTAAATAATCTTGTAGCATAAGCTAAATTTGAATTAAATACCGCAACTTCATTTAATTTAGTTCTGAATAAATCAAGAGCTTTTTTGTATTCATCATTTTTACTTCTTAATTCTTCAACTTCTTCTTTTAAATGTTTTGGTGCTGCCATTAGACCTCTTTTAACTTTTCTTTCGATTGGTTTAACGAATCTGGAAGCTTCTTTAGTTTCAACCTTTTTTGGTTTTACTTTAAATTCACCATCAAGATTTTCACCATCCTTGTACTCAAACTTTGCTTTACCGGTTCCAACAGCTTTAGTACCTTTACCGAATGCTTCTTTTTTCTTTTCGTCAAATCCACCTTTAGTATTTGAGGTATAATTTACTTTTTTAACTTTACCAACATTACCTTTTGGTTTGAATGATTTAGATTCATACATCATTTCTTCTAATTCAGTTCCGAAAGCATCTTCATCCATTTCAATCTCATAGATTGTTTCTTCAAGCTCATCACCACCAAAATTATCAAAATCATCTTCATCTTCTTCTTCATCTTCTTCTTCGTCTTCTTCAAAATCGAAGTCGTCCATTTCAAAAAGTTCTTCTTCATCTTCTTCATCTTCTTCAGAATCAAAAAAATCAGACATATCGTCTTCTTCCTCTTCTTCTTCAAAGTCGAAATCATCCATATCTTCCCACTCTTCATTAAACATTTCTTCTAATTCTTTTTCCATGTTCTCTTTTTCTAATTGTTCATTTATTTTTATTATGTATTCATCATCACCATCATTTAATGTAATAACATTGTTGTCCTTTGTAACAACAATTCCGTCATTATCACCCATGGCTTTGAATACCTTTAATACCTCAGCATCTGACGCTCCGGTTAAATCCACTGTCTCGTCATCAGTAGGCATTTCTTCATCATCTTCCATACCACCCATATCATCCATTTCTGGTTCTTCACCTTCAATGTCAGCAGAATCACCATCAATCATTTCTGGTTCATCACTTCCCATTTCTGGTTCAGACATCATTTCTGGTTCCATAGGTTCATCGGTAGTTTCAGGATTTTCAATCTCCTCTTGTTCCATAAGAGATTCTTTTACTAGAGAACTGATTTCTTTCTTCATTGTTGATGAAAGTATTCCTTCTGCATTTTTGTTAATAGCTTGTTCAACACTCTTAATTTGTAACAAAGCTTCTTCAACCATAGATTTTTTACTCATTTGTTTTAGTTGTTTTCATAATAAATATGTTGATTTTGTAAAAAATCCTTTTTTGGTAATAAAAAAGGGAAATAAATTAATATTTCCCTTTTTTATTTAAAATTTTTACAAAAAAAAACAACTAAAAATAAAAAAGACGAACAAATGTCCGTCTTTCATTAAATATTAGTTTTAAGATTAATCTATAACCTCATCAATTTTACTTTCAGTTATTGAAGTGATTCTCCAGTCCATCGTATAGTTTTCATAAACTTTAGTGACTTTAGCCTCAACATCCGTTGGTGTATAACCTAATACCAATTTTTCTTCTTTTACTTTTTTTACACGACCAGATTCATTATCCAAAAGATCTGATGAAATTTTTGCTACAAAATACTTTTCTCCTTGTTCCATAATTATTATTTATTTATTCAAATAATAGAAACATTTTTTTTATTTATCAAGAAAAGATGACAATCTATTCATTAAATTTTTTGTTTTATCTAAACTATCTTCACCCATTCCAGAAATTCTTTGGTCTCTCAATTTATTTTCTTCATCCAAATTTTCATCAAATTTATGACGATCATCTTTATCCAAAAATAAATAAGCTCCAGGTGTTGATGGTGAAGACACAAGGTCAAAACAGATTAATTCAAAATCATCTTGAACTTCATTTTGTTCCCCAACTTTCTTTAAGGATCCAACACCACGAGAAGAAATTCCAAGTGTAACCCCTTGTCTTAAATAATTGGCAGCCATATCACCTTTTGTAGATACAATACCTCTTTCGTGAAAACCTGGTGATGTTAATAATTTTAACTTTCCTAATAATACTGGACCATCCCACCAAATATCAGTAATCATATGTGATACTCTATCTAAATCTATTAATGAAGATTCTGGGTGGTTAAGTTCCGAAAGCGAAGTTCCTTTCTCAATCATTTTTTTATAATTATCAGCTTCTCTTTTTAGAATTTTTTCCGGATATACTCTTCCGTTTCTATTTGGTGTATTATATTTTTGTAAAACAGCATAGAATTCAAATGGTTTTGAATGGTCTAAAAAAGACTTGGATTCCATTATGAAATGGTTATTCTCACTCTTTGGGTTAATATAACCGGCATCGTATTCAATAAGAATTCCCCTACCTATTTCGTTTGGTGCTAAAATTTTCATAATTAAATTTTATTATAAATATTAAACCTTTTCGGTTTTTACTACGGCAACCTTGGAATTTCCATTTTTTGTTAAATAAAATTTAAAATATTCGTTATTTGTGAATACATCTGAAAATATGTCTTTTGTTAATTTTTTTAAATTTCTTTTTAGAATCAACGATTTAAAATCGACCTCATCATTTAGGAATAAATTAATTTCTAAATTCATAAATGATTTCTTTTTTAATTGTAACCCAGATGTTCTTAAATCTAAATCGACGATAAATTTATCATCAAACATTGTTTTATCAATATGTTCATATACAGAATGTTTCACAGCTCGGTTTAAGTTTAACACAACACGACTCCAATTTTCGGTATCTTGTTTTGGTTCAACCCAAGTTTGAATGTTTAAGTATAGTGATTTAAATTCTTTTGAATCAACAGTTCCAAAATGAACCTTTGATGTTCTAAAACCAGTTAGTTTTATTGTTTTTCCTTTTTTCATAAATATTTTTCATGCGTTTGTGGTTTATTTAATGAAAATTTACATATTATTGTTATATATATCAAATATAATAAAAAATTTATGCTAATAGTTAAAGTAAATAAGGGTGGGATTGAAAGAGCACTCAAGGAGTTAAAAAGTAAGGTTATTAAAACCAGACAAAATAACCAATTAAACGAAAAAAAAGAATATAAAAAAAAATCTGTCAAAAATAGACAGATTTTAAATAAGGCAAAATTTAAAGAAAATTTTACAAATCTATAAATCCCTTTCCAGTTCTTTTAGTTTCAAATAGTTTAACCTATCAAAATTTTCGACCTGAACTTTTTGAATTGTTTCATCTATTTTTGTTAATACTTCTTTATTGTCTTCGTTTTCTTTAAGTTCTGTAAGTTTTTCAACAACACTTTCTTTAAGTAAATCAAACTTAACTTGTAGTTTTTCATCTGATTCTTTTAATATGTTTTTAACTTTTAATCTTTCAGATTCACTTAAAGTTAAGATATAATCATTAATTGTTTTATTCGCAGTTTCAACAATCTCATCTAAAGTTGCGTTAATTTCAACTGGTGTTTCGATTGATTTCTGTAAGTTTTCAGAGATTAGATTTCTACTTTTTAGTTTATTTTCAAGTAATGCTAAATTTGATGAAAATAGATTATCAATATTTTCATAATTATTTTCACTTTTTACTTCACTAACCCAAAGTTCCAATTCTTTAATTTCATTTGGTGAAATTTTGTTAGTAGTATTTTCGAATATAGTAATACATTCGTTAATAAAACTTTCAGCTAAATTTTTATCCAATCCTTTATTTGATGATAGTTCATCATATAGAAAATATAATTTTTTGATGTTTTTGTTTTTTAATACTAATTCTTCAAAAACAAAGATTTGATCCTTGAATGAATTTTTAACAAAACTTTCGGTTAAAATATTTTCTATTTTACTTTTTATAATACCAAATTTCATTTTAATTATTTTTTAATAAATATTACCCATTTAGTAATTTATCCAATTCTTTTTCAATATCACCTAATGAATTCCTACCTTTTGATAAATCAATATAATCATCTTCCGTCAAATTATCACTTTCTAAAAGTATGTTGTAATTTCTTTTTTCAACACTATCCATCATAGGTTCTCCTCCCGGAGGTGGTGGTGGTCCACCAGCTTCTCCACCTGGTGCTGGTGGTGGTGCTCCACCTGATGCTGCTCCACCAGCGGTTACAGTTTCACCAGACACAGTTTTATATAACTTGTCGATATTATCAAACATACCAGTATGTGTAATAACGGTTGCTGTATTAGCCAACTCTGCAGCCACAGCTCTTTCCATTCTAACTTGTTGGATTTCAAGTTTAATTTCATCATCCGAAAATCCGAATATATGTTTTTTAGCCCAAGTTGCAGAAGTTGGTTGTAATGTGTTTGGAATTTCAGTTACCATATCCTTATATAGTAATATTTTTTCTTTCCAAACTGAAACCATAAGTAAATCAGCTTGTTTAGATGGATTTGTCAATCCTAATGTGAAGTTATGTAATTCGTCTTCAAAACCCAATAAAAATAAATGAATGATTGCAATTTTATTTAATTCGGCAATCATACTTTTTTGTATTTTATTGATTGTTCTAGCAAAACGAATATCAAGTAAAGATAAATTATCTCCATTACCAACCGGTTCTTCAAAACCTAAAAATGCTTTTGGTATTCTTAAAGCTGTTACAAGTTTTTTCTGAATATATTCAATATCGGCTATTTCAGATAAGTTTTGAGCACCCGGTAATGTTTCAATTGGCATTGTTGCTGCAGGATCTCTAACTGGAATAAAATAATCTTGGTCTACGGCCATTTGGTTAAATCGTAAATCAACATTACCAGTTTTAGAATCAACAACTTGGTCTCTTTTAAATTTATTAGCAACTCGTTGTACGTAAGCTTCAACATCCTTATCGTCCATATTTCCAACAAACACCTTAAATACCCTTCTTTCTGGTGCTCTTGATGTTCGATATATTAACATCGCATCTTCAAAACATCCAACAATACCTTTTTCAGGGTCTAATTTTAGATAAACAAAATTATCACCATATTTACAAGTATTTCTAACCCACATTGGTAAGTTAATTGCGATATCTAATACATTATTAAATAAATCCGTTAATATTGATTTAATTCTTTTTGATTCAGAATAAATTTGCAATACATAACCATCTTGATTTGGTGTTGTTGATTCTTCTGAATATATGTCAAGTGCTGTTGAAATTTCTGGAGTATATTCCATTGATTCATAATCATAAAACGCTGAAATCCTATTTGGTTCGTAATACACCGCTTGAGCGTATAAATTATTTTCAATTTTTTGCCATTGATTACTTAAAAATAAAGTTTGTTGATATTCAAGTTTTTCTTTTTCGTATTCTTGTTTATTTGGTGTTTTTAATAAAACAGTTTTATCTAATTTCACACTTGATTGATCCATATTTAAAAGTGAGTTTGGACCAAATGTTTTTGATAGTTTCTGCCAAATAGTTAGATTATTTTTTTCCATATTTAAAATTTACCTATATTTCTCCAATACTAAATGTTTAACACCAAATTAGTCTTGAATTATCTTGTGTTGTTAATATTTCAAATTGTTGAGTCTCAATATTACAAGTTTCGACAAATTGAGTTGTTGTCGTGGTTGTTGTTGGGACTGGTGGTTCCGCACCTTCAACAAAGTCTTCTCGTTTCCTTGTTTTTCGAATGTCTGGAACATATTTAATTGTTGAGAATATTGGTTGTCCGTCAACCACCAATCTTGAACCACCTATTATTCTACCAGATACTTTTCTTCTTGCTAAACCCATAACAATAAATATTATCTTTTACCAAATAACCAACCATATTCCATATAATCTCGTCTGGATGGTCCAGAATTATCCCTACTAAATCTATCGTTTTGTGCGTTCATATTTGGAACCATAGGGTCAAAATGAATTTGTTTTCCAACTGAATCGTTATTTGCAACAGTCCAAGATTCAATCATAATTTTTGTCTTTTCTGTTACTTTTTCTAATTTTTGAAATGATGATTCCCCAACATAAATTGCCATTGATATACCCATAATAAGGTCATCGTGTTGTCCTTTTTGGTGATCTGGTCTTCCATTTACATAAACAAATGTGTTCATTTCGTTATATAATCTAACACTCCTTATCTTAAATTTGTGTCTAACATATTCTTCAAATGCGGCAATTATCTGAACTCGTTTATTGTTAAAGTTTATTCCTGGTATTTTATCTACAGTACTTTTATTTACAGCCCAAATATTCATAGAATCAACACCATCAATGTATAAATTTTTATAACCTAATTCCTGCATCTTTCTTACGGTTGTAATTCCCATACCACCAGTAATATCCACAACACAAAATGCATTATACATCATTCCCCATTTATATGCTATTTCAGCAAGTGCATCAGGTGGGATTTTTCCAACATATTCCAGAACTTGTTCTCTTTCATCAAAATCAATTATCTGGATTGATGAAAAATCTTCACTATCACCACGAGAAACATCAACACCCATAATGTATTTATGACCTTGTATTGGTTCTTTCCACATTAAAAGAGCGTTACCCATCATTTTATTTGGTGCGTCTTGTATTGTATTTGTTTTAATATAATCCAATTGTTTTGAGTCAAATACATTATCACCAGACCCAAGAAACTCACAATTAAGCTCTTGGTTTATCTTCCTTTTATCATATTTTAGTTTTTTAACCATTTTTTCATACCAAGTTGAGCATGGTTTGTATCCTTGGTTAAAAAGTTCTTTTATTTTTTCATAATCTCTACCATAAGGGTCACTATCTCCAAACGATATGTTTTTACTATGGTCTTTTTCTTCTTTATTCAAAAGGTAATCAACCATATCATCAGTTGGAACCAAATATAAATCTTTCGAATATCTCGGATCCTTCCACCAAAACATTTCAGAAATTTTAAAGTTATTAATTCCTTTTGTTGCTTGATTGTAAATTTCATAATAAATTGGGTCATATCCGTTTGGTGTTGAAACAACAATTACTTTACCACCGGTAGATAGTGATGCCATACAAGCTGCCCAGAAATCACCATCGGCTTCGATAAACGCGGCCTCATCAAAAACGAGAACTGTTGGTGTATAACCCCTTAACGCATCTCGTGATGTTGCAACAGCTTTCACTTCACAACCATTTGTTAATTTATAGTGTCTTTGTGAGTTCTTATCAGCTGAAAATCCAGTTCCAACCCAACTTGGCCACTGATCAACAAAAGCTCTAATTTTATTTGCCATCTCCATTGAGGTGTCGAGTTTGTTTGCAATAATCAATATTTTTTCTGGTCTTTCTTTTTTTGCAAATACAAGTTTTTTTGATACCCAAGCGGCGGTTACTGTTGATACACCGGCTTGTCGATATTTTAATGCTATATTTTCCTCATATTCTTCATAATCTTTGAGGAGTGATATTTGATCCGGAAATAATTCTAATGGGACATATTTTGATACCGTATTATCATATGTTTGTAAATATGTTCTTAACGCGTATGGGGTATCCTTCATACATCTAACATATTCTAACATTAATTGTTCTTTTGATAAACTCATAAAGATTTTTCTATATAAATATCAAAACCCCCAGTTATTTTCATAAAAGGGGGTTTATTGAATGTTATGTTTTATTTATAATCCTAATTGTGATAAAATATCATCATCTTCCTCATCTTCTTCATTTTCATCATCTTCTTTTAGTTCGTTAACAAGTTCGTCAACCATTCTTTGTATTTTTTGTTTTCCAGATGGTTTTTCTTCTAACACATCTTTAAATAAATCAAAGAATTCTTTTGCCGGCATTGCACTTATCTTACTAAAAAGATACAACTGAATGTGTTTTTTATCATCTTCACTTAAAATATCAAGTGGGTATGATTTTTGTAATAATTCCCAAAATACTGGACCTAATTTTAAATCCCAAGCTTCAGCTGGAACCGTATCTTCTGCCGCCATTACCATTTCAGCTTGTCTTGGGTCATCAGGTAGTCCTTGAGTTCCAAGAACTTCGTGAACACCTTTAACAAGTTCGTGAACCAGAGTTGGAAAATTAACACCTCTTGCAATTACTGTTGGTGGGTCTGTTGTGTCATCAACTTCTGATGTACCAATTTCACCACCACCTTGTCCTGACATTGCCGCCAAAGTTTCTTCTGGGTATAACCAGTATAGGTGATCTACAATTGCTGTTGATAAACTATAGTATTCAATTAAATCTGGATTAATATCATTTAATTTTTCCGAAACCAAATGATACATATATTGTCCTTTTTTTGCTGCACCACCAATAAGAGCATTTATCATTCTTCTTTTTGCTCTTTCCATATCAAAATTATCCATAGCATCTAAAAATGCTTCAACGTCATTTTCGTGTTCTTGAGCACTCTTAAAAGCTTGTGTCATTTCTTCTCTTGATGGTTCTTCAGCTTGTCTTCGCATCCTTTGAGTTGATTCACTTTGACCCGTACCAATAAGTTTTGCGTCAAATTGTAATTGTCCGGCTGGTATTCCAAGTTCTTTTTTAACTAATTCAACGGCCATATTTTCAAGGTCATCTTTGTATCTACTTTCAATTCTTGATGTTTGTTGAATCGCTTGTGAAACCAACATCATTAAACTCATTAAAGGATTTCTACTACTTAGTTGTGCTGTTGAACCAGTTGTTCTTTGGAGAACAGTTCTTAACTTACTAACAGTATCATTAAATCTTTTTGAAGAAACGAGTTCAACGAAATCTCTACTCATTTTTGGCATCGCTGGGTGTTTCGAATATGGTGTTTCTTTACCCAAAATTTTTCTTTCGATACTCGGATCCATTCTATCCGATCCTTCATAATCAATTGGAGCTTCGTTTAAAACTCTTTTTACGATATTATCAATTTCTCTATTTGTTAAATTTCCCATTTTTAAATTATTTTAATTTCACACCAAGTTTATTCCAACTAAGCCAAGTTGGTATTTCTTTGTCACCAGTTGCTTTTGGTGCTGGTTTGTGTTTTGGTTGGAATGGATTCTTCTTACCTGGATCTTTTTCTTTTGTTCGTTCTTTTGTTCCCGGTCTTACTGGTGCTATTGTTTGTTCTTTAAATTCTTTTTTAGCTTTTGGTGCTGGTTTGTGTTTTGGTTGGAATGGGTTTTTTCTACCCTTATCCTTTTCTTTTGTTCTTTCTTTTGTTCGTTCTTTTTCTTTTGTTTCTTCAGCCATTTCACCACCTGCTGAAAACATTCTTCCAATTGGTCTTTTCATTTCTTTTCCTTCATCTTTCGAAAACATAGTATTTTTTTTCGGTTGTTTCAACATAAAAGGTTCAGAATTTTTTCTTTCATTAACAGATTGAACTAAATTACCTTTTGTCATAGCTGGATTGATATAATCATCCATCATTTCAACGATTCTATCTTCCAAGAATTGTTCGTAATTTTCTTTGGTTGTTTTCTTTTTTACAGTTTTTTCTGGATGTTTTTTTTTAGATGTGCTATCTGAAAATTCTTTTGCCATTTTACACCACTTTTCTTTTGTTTTGCCTGATGAATTATTACATCTAGCCCAGAACAAACCTTGTTGAGCTTTTGATTCAAATCTTTCAGTCATTTCACCTTCAGTTGTTGGCATACCACCACTTGTAGCGTCTGGGTCGTTAATAACATTTATATTTTCATCTTCACTCATTTCTCCTGTAGAACCTAAAGTCATAGATATTTTTTTGGTTGCGGGATCTATATGAATTCCTTTAGATGCTAAGTTTTTTTGGTCTGTTGCGTTGTTAGGGTCATAAGTAACATTTGTAACAGTTTGTTTTACTTCTTCGTTCAAATTTTGTTTTAAAAATCTTTTAGCTAAAACTTCAATCTGTGTTAAATTTAATTCTGAAATAGTATTAGGCTTAATACCATTTTCTAATAATATTTGTATGTATTTTTTAGTTTTCATAAACCATTTTTTTTTCAAATTCTAAAATTATGTCTCTTTCGTACAATTTATCTTTTATTTCTTGTTCTGTTTCTCCGAATTTGAAAACCAACCTTTTGATAACAGAAAAATCAACTTCATTACTTTCTTTTTCCCAACCTAAACATAACACACCATCCATAGAATCTAAAACAGAAAAAACATCAGACTCTTGAACCAAATCTAATGTCATATTCCCCTTATGTAGTATTCCAACTTTTTTGATGTATTCCATATCCGGTGGTGATGGATAACCATTAGCTGGTTTTGTTTCCCAATTTTCACCCCAAACTTCCAAAGTGTCTGAAAATATAAATTCATATATATTTTCACCTTTATAATTTGGACCTAAACCATTTATATAGATCAGATAATTCATAATAATTTTCCGTTAGTTGAAATTCTGTAATGTTTTTCTTTATTTTTGAAAATTAAATTTCCAGTCTTGGTTTTACCAATTAGTTGTGATTTTGGGAATTTTTCAACAAATTTTAAAGATGTTCTTTCTTGTGAAACACTTTCTGATAGAACTTTAATTCTTTTTGAATTATTTTCGATATTTTTTTCAATTCTTTTTCTATTTTCTTCTTCTTTTATTAAAATTTCATTTTCATCAATTTTAAAATATTTTGAAATTATCTTATCTACTTTTGATTCACCAAATGTCCCGTGTTCTAAATGTCTATGTCTTTTTCCGGCAGCACCGTGTTTTGGGTAATTGTCAGAATCTTCCATCATTTCATTGGCAACACCAGCAGTAAAAGCTCCTTTAAATTTTTCAGTAAAAGCATCTGATAAATTATCATAACCTTCTCCTAATTCTGGTTGTGGTGTTGTTTTAGGTGCTTCAGGTGCTCCTTCTAATCCTGGTTCTGGCATTCCTTCAATTTCACCACCCATTTCTTCACCAGCCATATCTTCTGGATTCATACCTTCTTCATCACCTTCATCTTCACTTTCTTCACCTTCTAATCTATCAATAATTTCATCAACATCTTCATCGTCTAAAACTTCTAAATCAAGTGATGATAAAATAGAATTTATAATGTATTTTGTATCATCAGAAGTCATATCTTCTTCATCAGTATATTTTCTAATTTTTTGTGATAATCTACCAGTAAGTTTTTGAATTGTTTTAAAACTAACTTCTTCTTTTTTATCTTTTTCACCTTCAGTATCATCTTCCGGTTCTTCCATATCCATTTCTGGTTCTTCCATTGGTATTTCTTCACCAGTTGGTACTGCCATAGGATCTACTGGTACTGCAGTAGGATCCGCTGGAACTTGTGTTGGATCTACGGGTGTTGCTGTTGCTGTAGGGTCTACCGGAACTTGTGTTGGGTCAACAGCTTGCTCTCCCAATTCACCACCTGTTGCTGGTGGTGTTGTTGCACCAGTTGTAGCTGGAACTGGTGTAGGAGGTGTTGTCGCACCTGTTGCTGGTACGGCAGCCATATCCGGTGTTGACGGAGCTGGTGTTTCTTGATTTTTTTGACCGGTATTGGTCTTTAAGAAATATTGTTTATCTTTTTTTTTTTCGTCTTCTTCGAAGAGAGAGATACCTTTTTTATTTCCGTGTAGAGAATTTAATTCTTTGGCCATTAAATTTAATCTTTTTAATGCTTCAGAATATGATCTATAATACTTTCTTTCTCTAATCGGTTCAATATATTCAGATTCACTTTCATTAATTGCTGTTTTAATAATATAACCTTGTTTTTCTTTAACAATAGCATAAACATTACCATCAGCTAAAGATAGTGTGTATTCAGTATTTCTGTTTTCATTTATCGGATTTGGTTTGTTTTCGTTATATGTTGCAATTTCCATAATTCTACGAATTTTATCCATTCCTTGTAGTTTTTCACTTCCGATAGGTTTTAGTCCTCCCATAATATAATTTTTTAAATAAATTATTTTTTCTTAATAAATATATCAATATTTAAGTTTATTTTGTTTTTTAATAAATTATTGATTCATTGATAAATTTTTATCAACAATATCGTTTGTTAAATTGTGTAGTTTTTCAATATAACCATTTCTACGTAATATCTTAAAGACTAAATTCTCAATTGAATACTCGCCACCTTTTTCCAAACCACAAGTTCTAAATTTCTTCAACTTATCCTTGTATTTCTTTATTAAATCTTTTGCTGAATCAATGTCTTCGTCTTTTACACTATCAATTAATTCATCAATCATTTTCATCCATTGTTTAGCTTTATCTTTGAGAAGTTCTTTATCAATTGTTATATCTTCTTTTTTTGGTATATTAGACCATTCGTCAAATAACACAGAATATACACCACTTGAAAAATGTGATTCAGTTTCGTTTTGAACATAAAGCTCAACTTCATAACCTTTAATTGTTATATCGTGTTTTTGATTAAATAACATTTTTTTTAGGTTAAATAGTTTTTCGTATAACTCAATTTGATTCTCTGGATATTGTTGGAAATTCGCAACGATATGTAAGTCAAAATCAGAATATTTCGACCAATTATAGTTGGATAACGAACCGGTTAATATTATATCTGTAATAACAATATTAATATCTAAAAAATCAATAAACTCATAAGAAATTTCTAATAACTTTTTTCTAATTTCTTTCTTAATTTTTGGTTCACCACCATTTGTATCCCAAATACTTGGGTTTAATTCTTTTTGGGGTTCAAAACTTTTAATTAAATCTTTATCCATTATATATAAATATACTGGAAATGAATTAACTTAATTTCTTATATTTAAAAACTTTCGAAATATTAAGATTAAAGAATGAACCTTGTGATTTTGCGGTTCTAAATGATGTATAAGTTTGATGTGGGACATCATCATATTCGTATTTCATACCATTCTTAAATTCAGCTATCATTTTTTTAGTTGTAGTATCGTATTCTGTTCTAACTATATTTGAAGACTCAACTTCGTTTAGAATCTTTGTTCCACTAATTTCTTCTCTTGTGATTGCCATAACTTTTTTTATTTAAATATATTTTATACAAAACAAAAATCCACCCTTTTGAGGTGGATCTTGTTTATTTTAGGGAGTTAATCTTGTCTCTAACTTCTATCGCTCGTTCAAAGTCTTGTGTTTTAATACAATCCTCAAGTTCTTTGTTAAGTTCACTTATTTTTTCGTTATTTTCTTCAAGATTTTTAATTTTATCCCTCAACTCTACCGCTAGCTCAAAATTTTGTTCTTCAACAGCTAAGTTTAATTCTTCTTTTAGTGATATTAATTCATCTGATTTTTTATTATCACTTTTTTTATTTGTGATATAGGTAAATGAAATTGACCCATCTGGTGATTGGAAGGATTTCTTATCCCAGTTATTTCCATTACCAAAGAATGGATCAGAGTTAAAGAACTCGTTAAATAATCTTTCAAAATTTCTACTAAACATTTTTTTATTTTTTATAGGTTTATTTTGACATCAATTTTACTAAAACTATACCAAAAATAAAGTATGACAAAATGTCATAAGTATAATTATTTATAACTGACAATTTGTCAATTAATTAAAAATATTGACTAAAAACCTATTTATAATTAAACTTGAATAAAAAAACTTTTAATTATGGCAATAGAATTTGTAGATGACGGAGACAAAAACAAAAAAAAAGGTGATGGTGGAACACCAGTGTTGGATAACTTCAGTAAAGATTTAATTAAATTAGCCGAACAAGGTAAATTAGATCCGGTAATAGGTAGAAAAAAAGAAATTTTAAGAATAGCACAAGTGTTATCCAGAAGGAAAAAGAATAATCCAATTATTATTGGTGAACCTGGTGCGGGTAAAACTGCCATTGTTGAAGGTTTAGCTATGATGATTCACGATGGTGAATGTCCTAAAAATTTATCAGATAAGAGAATTGTATCGTTAGATATTAATTCAATTGTTGCTGGGACAAAATATCGTGGTCAGTTTGAAGAAAGAATGAAGGTAATAATTGAAGAACTTCAACAAAACCCAAACATTATAATCTTTATTGACGAAATTCATACAATGGTTGGAGCCGGAAATAGTTCTGGGTCTTTGGATGCATCAAACATCTTTAAACCGGCCTTATCAAGGGGTGAAATCCAATGTATTGGTGCGACAACTCTTGATGAGTATAGAAAACATTTTGAAAAAGATGGTGCGTTAGAAAGAAGATTTCAAAAAATTATTGTTGACCCATCAACAAAACAAGAAACATTTGAAATTTTAAAACAAAGTAAAGAAAAATATGAAGAACATCATAAAGTAAATTATACAGATGAATCATTACTACTATGTGTTGAATTAGCCGATAGATATATTACTGATCGTGAATTTCCAGATAAAGCCTTTGATATTTTAGATGAGGTTGGTTCAAGAATGCAAATTGATATAAAACTTCCGGAACATATAGAAAAATTAAAACAAGAAGCGGCGGATATTAAATTAGAAAAGGTTGATGTTATTAAAAAACAAAAATACGAATTAGCAGCAGAACTTCGTGATCGTGAAAAAAATATCTTATCAAAACTTGATGATGAAAAGAAAAAATTCGAAGAAGAACTAAAAAATAGTAAACGAGGTATTCCTGAAGAATTAATTTATGAAGTTGTATCTAATATGACAAAAATACCGGTGAGTAAAATCAATATTGATGAAAAAAATTCATTGGTGAATTTGGAAAGTTCTTTAGGTAGTTCGGTAATAGGTCAAGAAGAAGCAGTTAAAAAGATTTCAAAGGCAATTAGAAGAAATAGAGTAGGGATTAAGGATCCAAATAGACCGATAGGTTCATTCATTTTCCTTGGTTCAACTGGTGTTGGTAAAACATTCTTAGCGAAAAAATTGGCAAAAGAAATTTTTGGTAATGAAGATAATCTAATTAGAGTTGATATGTCTGAATATCAAGAAAAACACACGATATCTCGTTTAATCGGATCTCCTCCAGGATATGTTGGTCACGAAGAAGGTGGGCAATTAACTGAACAAGTTAAAAACAAACCATATTCTGTAATCTTATTTGATGAAATTGAAAAGGCAAATAAAGATATTTTTGCAACACTCCTTCAAATGTTAGATGATGGACATTTAACTGATGGTCTTGGTAGAAAAATTAACTTTAAAAATTGTTTAATTATTATGACATCAAATATTGGTGTTAAAAAATTACAAGAATTTGGAACCGGTGTTGGGTTTAAGTCAACAAGTAATAGTGATGTTGTTCAAGAAGAATATAAGAGAGATATTCTGAAGAAAGAATTAAGTAAGTTTTTTGCTCCAGAATTTTTAAATAGGATTGATGATGTTGTAATCTTTAACTCTTTGAAAAAAGAACACATTGATAAAATTGTTAAACTTGAAATTGACAAACTAATTGGTAGATTAACATCAATGAAATACAAAGTATCGTATGAAAATTCGGTAATAGATTTAATCGCTAAAGTTGGTTTTGACGAACAATATGGTGCCAGACCAATTAAACGAGCAATCCAAGATAAAATAGAAGATTTAATTTCTGAAAAAATATTATTGGGTAATGTTCAGGAAGACAAAGAATATATATTATTTGTCAAAGGTGAAGGTGATGACCAGACAATAGAAATTGGGGATGGTGCAAAACCAGAACCAAAGAAAAAAGGTAGAAAGAAAAAGGAGGATTAAAAACCCTCCTTTTTTATTAGTGTTTGGTATAACCAAGTTCTTCAATCATTAACTTACCGACTTTAATACCATTGTATGTGTCTTCAACAACAACATATTCGTTTCGTGTGTGATAATTGTAATAACCAATTGATATATTAAAACAAGAAATATTATACATCTGATTTATTGGATATATGTCTGTATATGGGTGTTTGTGATATTGTGTATCACCTGGAAAGTGTTCTGTAATTAAACGACCACCAACATTAAAAAATTCAGAATCCCTATCAAACATAGGTTTGCTCATCAGATATTCAGAAATCATATTATTTTCCGGGGCATCAAACTGAATTGCATAACCAACACTTTCAAAAAACACCGGATCCGAATTAAAAGAACCTTTACACCCAGTTTCTTCAGCGACAAAAAATGCGGCTTTTAAATTTGGTAATTCGTTTAATAACTCAAGACAAGCAAACACACCACATTTATCGTCCCCACCAATACCAGTTGGATTTTCGTTATTATTATAAGCCTTGAGTGCTAATTTTATTTCCCCTTGTGCATTCGGAAGCATTTCTTCAACAACATTTATTGAGTCTAAATTATGAACCGTATCCGTATGAGCAACAACACAAGGAAAATGGGGAACATAATCTTCAGTTTGTTTTGTCGCGTAAATATTATTGAATTGATCCACATAGAATGGAATTTTATTCTCTTCCAACCAATTACAAATAAACTCAACCATTAAACCTTCTTGATAAGTTTTTGTGGGAATTGATAATATTTCTTTTAATAATCCAAAATTTCTTTCCATACCACAAATATAGAAATAATATTTGATTTATAAAAGTTTTTTTAATATTCTTCTAACACTTTCAAATAATTCTGGATGATACAGAGTTAAATTTAAATCATCAATATTATCAACAGACCTTCTTTCAACCTTACTATTTTTCCAAACCTTAAAGATTAGTTTACCTGTATTTATATTTATATCTTCAAAAACAACTTCAATATTTTTTTCTGGAAATTTAATTAATTTATTAAAACCACCGAGTTTAAGTACCATAGCATATAATTTATTATATTCATCAAAATCAACAATTTCATCACTCAAATCATCTTCAACGGACTCTATTATACTATCTAAAACTTTACCAATATTTTCTTGTTCGCTTTCTTTATCATAATCATCACACCAAGCATTATATTCTAATTCATTCCAACCACCAACACTTTTATCACCATATTTTTCATATATTAATTTTAATAAACCTTTTAAATCTTCATTTTCGGCTTCTAACAAATTATATAATTTGAGAAGTATTTTAACAGATGTTTGAAACTTATACGCAGTTGTCATTTCAATAATGCCAAATTTATAAAATGGATTCTTAACATCTTTTAATATTGTTTCTTTAACAGCTCTTGTAACACATTCACTGTGTGCTAACCCATAATCATAGACCAATTCATCAATCTGACTTGAAAACATTTTATCAAGGAATTTCGCAACTTCCAATCTATTGTCATCCCCAAGTTTTAAAGTTGGGTTGGTTAGTCTTAAAATAGTTTCAAGTTTTTCAATATTTGTATGATTGAAGTTTTGAATAATATAACCTTCATCCCAATCATCCTCATATCGATATCTATCGTAATCATCACTATAATAATTACCCATAAATTTAGCCCAAGCGTATCTATCATCACTATCACGATTAATATCAAAAATATCTAAAAAGTCATCATCATCATCAAATGTTATTGTGATTTTTGGTATCTTACTTCTATAATCAACATATGAAATTAGTTTATCTGGATATTCCCATCTACTAATTTCTTCACCTTGAGCGATTTTTTTTAAAAATTCGTATGTTTCACTTGCCATATTAAATAAATATATTTATATTTGTATTTATATAAAGTTCTTTGATAATATGGGTCCGTTTTTGGATTTGACGGGCGTTGGTTGAATAAAGGAAGCATGCCGAGACTGAATTAATCTCGTTAAAAACTGATTTACAAAAACAACTGGCAATGTGCTAAACAAAATGGAAACTCTTGGATTAGTAAGAGGTTCTGAAGTTACTGTAGCTTAAGAAGTTTACGGAAACGGGGGTCGGTGGATATATAACCTAGCAACAGAAGTCCTTTAAGGTGAATTACGATTGAACCCGAAATCGAATCGTCTATTGGTTGTTGATTTACGATAGTGAAGAACAAATCAACTTTGTTTCTAATCAAATTAAAATTAGATAGTTTGGGGTGTTAGAAAATACCAACCTAAGCATGTAGTTGTCTTTTAGACAAGACGAACCGGACGAGGGTTCGAATCCCTCCGGATCCACTTTAAATCCCATCATTTAATTATGGTGGGATTTTTTTTGTTTATTTAAAAAATAATATTACCTTTGTTGTATGAAAAAAATCAAATCATATTTTGTTAATTTACCAAAGGGGGTGAAATTAATCGTTGGGATAAACCTTGGTGTTTATTTAGTTAGTTTAATTTCTTTATTTTGTTTTTCATTCGATATTAATAGTTATTTGGGTGTTTATTCAACACATTCAGATAATTTTAGAATTTATCAACTATTAACATCTATGTTTGTTCATAGTTATTATTATCCAATCCATATAATATTAAACTTAATTTTTTTAGTGTTATTTTCAGTTTCGTTTGAAAGGATGTTTGGGTTTAAAAAATACATTCTGATGTATCTATTATCTGGTATAAGTTGTGGGTTATTTTATAATTTGTCACAGAATTCAGAATTTGAATATACATCAAAAAAACTAACAAATATAGGTATTGATTATAAAAAACTCAACGAATTTAATTCCTATTTCTATCCAAAAGAAACTCGTAAAATTATAGAACGATATATAAAATCAAACTATTCCGGTATTGGTGCGTCTGGATCTGTTTTTGGTTTTATCACCGCGTTTATAATTTTTAACATAAGACAGATTAAAAAAATTGGGGTGTTTGTGTTGATTGGTATTGGTTTATATGAAATATATTTAAATATAATGAATTTTTTTCCTCTGGATTACGACTACTTGGGTTCGTCAGTTGGTCACATTGGTGGAATGGTTGGGGGGGTAATATTTTTAATTTATATTAAAACAAAAAAGGAGGTATAATCCTCCTTTTTTTTATATATAAAATTTTAATTTCTCGGTTTAAAAGTACCATCATTAAAAGTTCTACCTGGTGAATTACCCATAGCACTTGCAGTTGCGGCAGATTCATTAGTGTTGAATTGGTATAAATGTCTCTCCAAATCACTTAACCAATTATTGGAGCTAGACCATATACCAAACAAATTTGAACCTTGACTAACTTTTTCCCAAACACTAGCTAAATAACCCAAAATAGTTGGGTACTTACCAATATATTTATGAATATGTCTCATAACAGTATCGTAATCTTCTTTTGTTTTAATAGTATAAATCCCTTTTGCCATAGTATCTTTATTATTACCGTCAACTCCCGCCTTTATTAATTTAAATGCGTTTTTTCCATTTTCAGTAGATACTGGTTTTGCACCACCTGTTGCAGCAGTTTCAGATTCATTAATAACTCTTTTTACGATTCTAACTAAATCTGATTCTGTTAATCTAATAACTTTTTTCATAATTATTTTTTTGTTTTTATTATTTTATATATAAATACTATAGTTTGTTAAAAACTACTTTTTTTTTAAGCTTCACCACCTTCTTCTTCACCAGTGGCTTCAAGACCTTTATGTATTGTTTCAGTTCCAGCTTTAGTTGCTCCAGCTATTTTTTCAGCTTTTTCAATTCCGGTTTCAGCTTTTTTAACTCCTTTTGCTAAATGCACTGTTTCAGTTCCAGCTTTTTTAACTCCTTTTGTTGAATGTGCGGTAACAACACCATTCATAATAGTATCAAAAGTATTACAATATGTTTTACCTGCTTGACAAATGACAGGTCTTACTTTTTCTGTTGTTGCTTCAGAACCCATCTCAAATATTTTATCTTTAATCCAATCAACAACTTTTTCATTTAATTCACCCATTACATCTTTACCCAAAGTATTCTCAATTGATTGAAATATTGGACCTAATTTTGTTTTTGCGTATGCCGTAAAATACGCTGTCCCTTTTTGTAATAATGCTGTTGTTTTTGGTGCGACCTTCGCGACTACTTTTCCAGCGGTTCCTTTTATTGCGTTCACAATATCACCTAAAAAAGTTGTAACCTTATTTAGCGCACCTAATAACATATTACCGAAATTCTTTAAAAAGGATAATTTTGTAATTAACCAGGTAACACCTTTTTTAATACCATCAATAACCCACTTCGCACCACCGGCAATTTTACTAACAATGCTATTGAAAAATTGACTTAATTTTGGGAATTTCTGAGCCATTTTTCCAAAAAACCCAACCGCCGTTTTTTCAGCACCAAGAACCGCTTTAGTCCCTTGTAATGGTTTTAATGAACTCTGTAATCCAATTCCTGATAGTAATAATGAAAATGTATCTAAAATTGTATCAAAAAAATTACCCTTACCTTTATCCATTTGAACGAAATCCCAAGCAGTCAACGCACCATAAATTAACATATTTGCAGCCTGTCCCCCTGGAATCGCACTTAAAATTAATGTTGCTACAGTTCCACCAATACCATTTACAATTTCTCTAAACCCTTCCATTATTTGTTCTAATGATAAACCTCTTAAAGAGTCGATAGCTTTATCAGCACCTTTGATTATAGCACCAACTGGTGTTGCACCAGCAACTTTTAATAATACATTTCTGTTAGCACCGGCATAACCCATCTTTTCTAATTTATTCCAGATATCACCATACTCACCATCAAAATCACTCATTTCGGCATTCAACCAAGTTTTAAGATTAGGATATTGTTTCCAGTTTGCAATATACTTATTTAAAGCATCAAGAGTTTCTTTATTCTGAATTTTTTTGATTGCCGCTAATGCTGCACCTTCATTAGTTCCATCATTATCTTTCAAATCTTTGTCACCATCCATATCAAAAGCTTTCATTAATTCACCAAAAATTGCATATGCTGTTTTATTGGCACTTGCTTGAATTTTTTGTTTCGCAGCTTGGATTTGTTCTGGTGTTAGTTGCTGTTGACCTTGTTTTTGTTGTGGTTTTGCTTGTTCAAATATAAGTTGTTCGGATATTTGTAATAACTTCTGATCTTCAAAACTTTTGTTTGTGTCAAAGTTCATTAGAAAGTTGATTCTATTAATTTCTTCTATAATTAGAGATTTTTCCATATGTTCAATTCTATAAACTATAAATATATCATAAACGAAAAAAGGACAACCATCCGTTGTCCGTTAATTTTTTTTCTTATAAGATTTTTTGTTTTTAAATATAAGGCTGAGATTACACCTGTTTTTGAGAACCTTTTGAGTCATTATTGCCTTGAGGTTTGAATTACTCTCATCTTACTTGACTCTTTCCGAGGATGCCTCCCCAGTTCGTCCTTGCGGGACTAAAGGTTTTTCGGATAATTACACTCAGACTTGGGATCCTTATGTGCCACGGACAACCCGTGACTATGTAGTCACCTTTCATCCAAACCTGACGGACGCTTTTCCTTTCTGTAGTTTAATAATAGTTTTATTACTTTTCCATAAAGTATTTGTGTTGTGGATTGTGAAAGTAGTGGTCCGCCAACCAAGCCAACCCATCTTTTGGACGAATCGATACTTAACTACTCTCTGAAATGTCCCCATTTCCATATTTCAAGACTACTTCGAGATTAACTCCTTGGTAGAAGTTTATCAAGGTTAGTAACGGCACCACCCGTACATTAACATACCTTTCGGTTTTAAGTATCCTATAATATTGGAACACGCAATAATAAAATTGGATAATTCTATTTTTTACAATATTCCTACGGGTTATTCCTATTAGTGTTCCCACTTCAATCAGACGACCCACATCGCCTAATCATTTAACCACTTTCCCTACAGCGTTGCCCTCGGTACTAAAGGTTAAACGGTATCCCGCTTGTGTACTCAAGTTCAGTTTCCCAAACCGCAAATCACTTACACAAATAATTCACTTTATCCTGGTTTCCCAGTTTATTTAAGGACTATACACAGCCCAATATCTTTATCAGTTTCATTTCTTACTCCTGAACGGATAATTCATTTTTCAAAGAACTTTTCGGACTTTTCCGATTTTGTTTTACAAAGTTAAAACATTTATCTTAACTTGTCAAGTTTTTTATAAAACTTTTTTATTTATTTTCAATAAAAAGTTTTCCTTCACCATATTTGTTTGCCATAATTTTGGCGAATTCCAAATTAGGTGTATATACCTTTTGACCTTTTCTGTTGATGTATCCGTAGATTTCAACCTCAACTACTTCATTTTGTATCTCACTCATTTTTTCTTGTTTTTAAATTACATTACAAACATATGATAAATATTTGGTTGTGTCAAGAAAATTATAATAATTTTTTAATTCTTTCTATATCTTCATTGATTTTTGGAGATCTTTTCTTTAAACCACTATTTTCAAATAACTTGAAATTTTTAGCCAAAAACTCTTTATATTTTGATCTTCTCTCATCTTCTGGTACTGACATTAAATCTTCTAAAGATTTTATTGTATCGGAACTTTGATTTTGTTTTTTAGTTGTCGAGATTTCAGTATCGTCTGAACTTATTTTTAGTTGTTCTGGTGATTTACCATAATTACTTATAATATATTGTTTACAAGTTTGACCTTCTGTTGATTCTTTATTTGTTTGTAGTTCTCCGTGTCCATAGATATTACTTAACGGATATCCCAATTGTTTTACTAATTTAAGTGCCGTTTTACATTGTTGTGGTAAAATATCCCTATCGTTACTGGCAATAATTTCAACACCTTGTGCTGTTCTATTTGATAAATCCTTTGGTGCTGATGACTTATTTGGGACGACGTGTTGTCCGAAATTTCCAGATGGTAATGTTTTATATAATTTACCATTTCTATCAATAACCCATTGAATACCAAGTCCTCTTTTATTTAAAATATTTACCACATCTTTTGGGGTTCCTCTACCTGCCGTATGATGTAATACAAAATACTTATCATTTTTTAATGTTTGGTTTTTTCCTTTCATTGTTGATGAACTGGAAATATCGATATATGCGAATGTATCATCTTCCGGAATATCTAAATCTTTTTTCAAATCTTCAATAGTTTTTGGTTCTGAACCCATACCACTTTTTCTTGATACGTGAATATGGTTGTCATGTCCTGGAAAACCAAAAGTTAAAACAGCTTTATCGTTTCCTTTTTCACTATTTTTTTTATAACCCATTGATATTAAAGCATCAACGAATTTTTGAATTGAATCATAAATCCCTAACTTTTTAGCTTGTTGTTCACCACCAGAAAATCCTTTACCATCAACCATTGCAATATCAATTGCATTTCCGGTTTCGTGTCGTGATCCTTTTTTATGTCCAGTAACTGCGGTTGTGATAGTTACTTCAACACCAGCTTTTTTCGCTGCGTCACTAACATCTTTAAGAAGTTCTTGATTAATTTTATCTTTTGACGGTGTTGAATTACCAACAATATTATCACCAAATTTAACATTAGGTAATCCAGATGATACTATACTTTCATATATAATGCGTTTCATATCTATATAAATATAAACCAATCTGGAATTGGTCTATTTTTCCATAGTGCAAAATCTTTTTTTGCTTTTATATAATAGTTTCTATAAGATTCGATAATATCATTACCAATTTTATATTCATCACCCATAGCAAGTGGTGGACAAGTAAAATCAACATCGTGGATATTTGGTTTATTTGTTAAACACCATTCTATTATGTCTTGTGATTTATGTCTTTTGCCGTATCGATAGGTATATTCTTTACAGAGTTCTAAACCCAAATCACATAAATATAGATAGTTTGAAAGTGATTCTCTAACCCAAATAGAACAAGGATGATTCTTATGTGATAATTTATATGGTGCTTCACTACCTGCAATCCAATGTGATCCACATAATAATTGTGCGGTTTCAAGTATCATTTTAACGACGTGTTTATCACAATGATATTCCGCACATTTTTTTGTATCAAAATCAAGAAAAAATATATTCATACCACAAAGATATGAAATAATTTTAATATTTAAAAAATTATTGTGATAAATGATTTATTAAGACACCACCCAACGATGATGCATGAATCATAATATTATTTATTACCTCATCGTCTAACTTAACTTTATTTTTTGTGTAGTCAATACCTAAAACACCAATGAATTTACCATCTATTGTTTTAATTGCAAAAAGATAAGCTGATTTATTACCACTTTCTTCAGCAGCATACTTCAAACCATATGTTGCAATCGCAACATCCTCAAAATCTGGAATTTCAATAGAGTCGGCAGTTACAAGTTGGTTTAATGATTTAGAAAAAAGATGTACCGGAATATTTTGGTAATTACTTTGAACGGATGAAACACCAGTACCTACTGATTCGTACATAATTGAAAACTTTGTAATCGATTTACCTGTTGGATAAAAATGTCCTCCATTGTGAAACTGAGTAACCCAAACTCGATCAGCTTTTAACCCATCTTTAATTTCATCTATTTTATGTGTTACTAATTCACTTATCCTTAACGCATCTACAACCATATCTGGTTTTTGTTTTCTTTTATCAAAATAATTTTTTAGGAAAAGTACTGATAAAGGACCTAAAATACCGGTCATAAAAGCTATTATTATTTCAACCCAACCATTCATATAATTCTTTTTAATTAATAAATATATTATAAACAAAAAAACCCCACCAAAAAAAGATGAGGTTATTAGTTTTAATGTTAATTATTTTTAACAACAATCGACCAAACGGCACCAATTAATGTTACAATACCACCAACAATTTGTGTAACAGTTGCTTCATCAGCATATCCTTTCATAACAACAATACCACCAATAAAAGTTAGTGTGTGTCTTGCAATTCCAAGGATTTGTTCTCTCGTAAGTTTCATAAAAATTTGTTTTTATGGTTTATTTGTATTAAATAAATATCATAAAAACACAGAAAAGTATTTACTTTTCAATTTTGAACCACTTTTTGAATCGTTGTTCCCATTCACTAACCGCCGGTCTCAATACTAATGAATAACCTATTGCTCCAGATATGAATGTCAGAAACCCAAGTTCATTTGAAATAAAATATACTGATAGTAGAAGACCAACAGAAACAAATAAAATTGTTAAACATAATGATAAAGCGGTTAATATTGTTTCTTTCATAATTTTATTCTTTATTAATCAATAGATGAATCAAATTCTGTTAAAATAAATTCAAGGTGTAAATAACCATCATCGTATGTTGCTCTTAAACCACCAGTTCCAATTGTTGTTTTATTTTTAATTGCATCTTTTAATAATCGTCTGGCTGATTGTCTAATTTCACCAACAGAAGGAATCCCATCTTCAGCACTAATCCACTTCCATTCCAAAAACGTCATTACCTTGGCAACTTTATCAAAGTTGAAGTAATCCATAATTTCATCAATCAATTCTTGTTCTTTTTCTGTCATAATATTTTAAAATTTAGAGATCAGAGTGGGATTCGAACCCACAATGAGCAACCTTACGACTCCATAGAACCCACAAGTGTCTGGAACTATTGGTCTTGGGGACTCGGCACCATGCCTCATTACGCTTCTGACCTTACCAATTATCTTCTTTTTCTAATTGACAATACAAATGTAAAAAATAAAATTAACATAAACAATTCCATCAGTTAATTTAACATTTCTTTTATTACTTGACTAACCAATTTATTATCAGCTAATCCTTTGAAGTTCTTATTAAACTCACCCATCATTTGACCGACATTATTTAATCCGTTTGTTTTATATCCTGATATGATTTCACGAATTTGTTCTTCACCCATTAATTGTGGCAAATATGGTTTAATATATTCCAATTCTTGTAATGATTCTGGTGTATTGGTTTGTTTTAATGATTTTTCCATTTTGCGAAGAATATTCATAACACCTTCATCAGTGATTTCACCTGATCTACCTTCTTCATTTTGTATTTCACCCTTAACAACACCCAGGAAGTTTTTCTTATCTGTTTCTTTGTTTTTAAATGCGGACATAAAATCTGCATTGATTTTTTCTTTTAATGTCATAGTTCTTTAATTTTTTTAAATATATGTGCAATTACATCTACTGTCCACCCATTCCCAATCATTTTTTTCCTTTGGTTGAGTGTTGCCAATGATGTGTAATTATCTGGTAATGTTTGGAGTCGTTCATATTCTAAAATATTTAGTTCTCGCATATTTCCATCCACAATAACACCATAATTACAAGCGGTGTTTAGTGTGTTAGTTTTTCCAATACTAACCCTTCCCCTTCTTGTTTTACTTTTTGGTACTTCCAAATTAACACAATCCCCATTGTTAGCATATAAATAACCCTTTTTTGTTCCATTACGGATTTTAAACCCTTCTTCATTAATATCAAGAACCAAGGGGTGGTCGTTAATTGTTTTTTCAGTTCCATTCGGTTGTAAAATATCAAGTATATGAATGTTCTTATCTTCAATGTTTTTGTCAAATGGGATGTTTGTCCAGTATAATCTTTGTCTCTTTTGCGCTGAAAAAAACTTACTATCAATCATAACTGGTTCAACACCAACAGCATCGGTAATAATTTTTTCCCATTCCTTTTTCATTTCAACATTCTCAAGTAAAAAGTATTTTGGTTTAACTTCATTTAGAATTCTAATAAATTCCCAAAATAATCCACTCTTACCATCAAACCCAGACCCATCACCAGACCGACTAAAAGATTGACAAGGACTACCACCAAAAACTAAATCTATCTTTGGTAGGGTAGAGGTATCCAACCCTATAATGTTTCCAACCTGAATTGTTTCTGGGAAATTATGTTGGGTTACTTGTATTGCGTGTTTATCGATTTCTGATGCAAAATATTTATCATATTTAATACCGGATTTTTGTAGTGCTAATTGTCCGCAGGACATCCCATCAAACAGACTTAATACATTCATAATTCTTTAATTTCTTTAAATATATGAGCAATCACATCCACTGTCCACCCATTACCTAACATAGCATATCTATGAATATCAGATAAATCAACATTAGTATAATTAATCGGTACCGTTTGTAATTTTTCACATTCGTTTGGTGTTAATTTCCTTATATTACCATTTTGATAAAATCTTAAAGAATTGTGATGTGGCAATGTTAATGTTGGTGATTTCCTATCGGTTTTATATTTTTTATTATATACATCAATACAACAAAGATTGGGTGCGTTTGTTAAATCAACCTTATTCCTTAATAAGTTTGAATTTTTTTCTGGTAACCAATATTTTTCGTCAAAAGTTTCATCTAAAATATCTTCAATAAAGATGTTTTTGTTTATTGGTTTTTCAATATTTGGAATATTTGTCCAATACAATCGTTCCCTATTTTGAGCTGAAACCAGGTTTGAATTTATTAGTATTGGGTCAACCCCTAATTCTTTGGAAATTATTACCTGCCATTCTTTTTTCATTTTGACATTCTCCAATAAAAAATAGGTTGGTTTAACTTCTTTTAATAATCTAACATACTCCCAAAATAAACCACTTTTACCATCAAAACCTTCTCCCTTCCCGGCATTTGAAAAAGATTGACAAGGACTACCACCAATAAGTAAATCAATTTTTGGTAAATCAGACCCTTTAACTTGTGTCACATCACCGATTTGTATTGTGTTTGGATAGTTATGTTGGGTTACTTTAATCGCTGGTTTATCAATTTCTGACGCAAAATATTTATCATATTTAATTCCGACCTTGTTAAGAGCAATCTGACCACAGGATAATCCGTCAAACAGACTTAATACATTCATAATTCTTTAATTTCTTTAAATATATGGGCGATTACATCAACTGTCCACCCATTCCCAATCATTTTTCTAATTTGATTCTCTGATGCAACACCATCAAAATAATCATCCGGCACAGTTTGCAATCTACAATATTCTTTAATTGTATAATATCTAAATGGTAATTTTTTCTTAAACGCATCGACGTGTCGTCCAATCGGCATCGTTGTTAAAACATTATCCTTTGCCACCGTTGTAATACAATTACTTTTATCCCGGTTGCTTGCCCTTACTTCCAGACATTGTGAAATTGGAATGCTTTTATTATAGTCGTCTCGTTTCCCTTGTTCGTTCAATCTTCGTCCAAGTATTGTCGCCTTATTTAATTTTGTTCTATCAAACACTTCACCATTGACACCAATATCTTCCAATATATCATTTAATGTGATTCCAAGATCTTCAGGTTGATTGATGTTTGGGATATTTGTCCAGTATAATCGTTCCCTTGTCTGTGCGGAAACTAAATTGCTATTTATCTTGATTGGTTCAACACCCAAATATTCTGTAATAACATCTTGAAACTCTTGTTTCATCACCACATTCTCCAATAAGAAATATTTTGGTTGTAATTCATTTTTTAATCTAACGAATTCAAAAAACAACTTACTTCTTGAATCCTCAAAATTTAATTGTTTACCAGCAAATGAAAAACCTTGACATGGTGATCCACCAAATAATAAATCAATTTTTGGTAAGTCAGAACCTTTGACTTTTGTTACATCACCCAGTTGTATTGTGTTTGGATAATTATGTTGGGTTACCTTTATTGTGTGTTTATCCACTTCACTGGCAAAATATTTATCATATTTAATACCAACTCGATTTAACGCAATCTGACCACAGGATAATCCATCAAATACACTTAATACATTCATAATTTTTTTAATTTTAAAAAAGGTGGAGATTTGTAACCAACATAAGATCACCCCTATGTCTCGTTTCTTTTGTTTTTGGCACTCCACCATTGTAAGTCACCCTTTGCTTACGCCCCCATTCACGGAATTTTCCCGAATATCCCAATGGGTGTTGCTATACTACCAGGAATCAAGCAACCGATTGTAGTCAGGACAGGATTCGAACCTGTTGCTGATTGTAGTGCGTTTACCCTTCCGCCACCTGACTAAAATCTTAATTTCCTAATGATTCTTTTAGATTTTCTATCCCAATCTGTGTAATCCGTTGTGCCAACATTGCATCATACATCATAAAAAATCCCGTCTCAACTGGAGCATATTCACTATTGATTTTTGTCTTAATTTCATGTGAACGAGTTTCCAAGTGATTATATCTAGGTCTGTCTAAATGGATTAATTCTTTAATTAATCTTCGTTCTTGATATAGTTTTTCTAATTCTTCCTTTTTCATAATTTTAATTTTTAGTAGTCAGGGTAGGAATCGAACCTACGTTGCCCATATGCTTTTACTTCTCAGTAAAGTGTGGGTTCGAACCACACCTGGACCAAAGTTCCACCTGACTATTTTATTTTGGTTTAATAAAGATATGTATTTTATTTCAATCTACCAACTATTTTTTAAAAAATAAAGGGGGAATTAAGGTGTTACCCCCTTTTTGTTTCTGTCGTTTGAAGTTTCTATTTAAGGTCTTGGAAACCCCCTTCGGTAAAAAAAGAGACCGCAGTTTCTGGTCAACTTGCCAAACCCCAACATTTCTACCTTTGTTACTTTAACGTCTCAACAATGGGACTCACTTGGGCGAGCTTCAAAAAAGACGACCTGAAGTCAGGACCGGATTCGAACCGGTGATAGATACCATCAGCTGTGGACGCAGTATCTCCGTGAGTCCCGTTGGCATTGTTACTCTCCACTTTCGGGGCGTGTTCCGCTCGCCACCTGACTAGCATATGAAATTATTTAAGATTCGTTCCATAAACGAACTATAGTCAGGATAGGAGTCGAGCCTGTATTTGTTTTGGGACTACATTACTGCGTCTACCTCCACCGTAGTACCATTCCACCACCTAACTATTTGTGGATACATTGGGACTCGAACCCAAACTAACCAACGGGGCCATCAGTTATACGGTAACCCCACTTCTCCCAATATTGAGAGTTTTATTTCCACCTTCCATAAGTGTACCCATATTTGTAGTCAGTCAAGGAATCGAACCTTGATACAGGGTGCTACCCGACATCCACGACCTTCCATCGGACTCGAACCGACCTTGTACCAACCTGACTATTTTGAGGATGAGAAGTCCTCTGTGTTGTGATTCATGCTAGGTTAAATCCAAATCAAGACAATCTCCCACCGCAATTCCTTTCTCAAGGGAACAACACAATAATGTTGATAGTGTTGGTGTACCCGCCTATTTCCAATCTTAACTGCCTTTTTAAGTTTTATGGTGCACCGGCAGTGGGTGTTATCTATCCTTAACCTACGTAGTTTGTCGACAACTTCCGTAGAGGCGATCACTATCAATTTTTTCAAAGAACTTTTTTCCTTATTTGTTTAACAAAGATAGGTATTTTATTTCAATCCACCAAATCTTTTTTTAATTTTTGTTGGGTTCTAACCCTAAATTTTTTCTTTAAGGTTCTTAATAAATCAGTTTTTATGTTAGTTTTAACAAATTTAACCCTTCCTGATTCACAAGTCCCTGATAAAACTTCCTTCATCATTCATTGTTTTTAATTGTTTATTTTTTTGAACTACCCATAGGATTCGAACCTACAACCCTTCGGCGATTGCCGATGTGCAACCCAAGTTTACACCATAAGTAGTTAATCAAGAGGACAGACAGGAATTAGTGTCGACAAATTACCTTTGGCTATATGACCCATCTTCTTGTTAGGTTCGGTTAATTACTCCGAACTTTGAGCAGATATCCGGGAACGATCCGAATTCTTCTGGTTGGAAGCCAGATGTAATGCCTTTATACCATATCTGCAAGTTGTGACTACTCCTTTGGGTTTCGTTTCATCACATTTACGTGAATGAGGGGATCAATCCTACTAACATCACGGAGCAAAGTTTATACGTTAAACCTATCTCATCAACAACGGCAGTTTTTATCGCCCTTAAACTGAAAAACGGCTTGATCCCTTGTAACCACCCTTTTAAGTGCGTGTTACCATCCTCTCTCAAGCTGAACTCTACTGTATACACTCCCGTACTGACGATTGGACTCGAACCAATTTTTTTAAACTTTCCTATACGGACATAGATGATATAAACATCCACCGGCGCGTCAGCATAAATTGTCAGTCTTTCCTGACCGTCACCCCTAACCCACAGGTATGAACCCGTATTGTAGTAAAGCTTGGTTTGCTATAAATTTAGGATGGACACGGGCCTAGCAAGCCGTCTTTCAGGAAAGGCCCTTCCACCTATCCATCCTATTTAGTAGCAACGCCTTGGCATCGCACCAAGTTAAACCAGCTTATGAGACTGGTGAGATACTATACCTCCCGCCTGCTATATTGTAGTCAAAGAAGGATTCGAACCTATCACGAGATAAGTGTGAGATTCACCTTACCCCAAGGAGTTTTGAGTATTATCTCCCAGCGTCTACCAATTCCGCCACTTGACTATTTTTATTGTAGTTTAGTAGTTAGATTAAACTCTCGTTTCACTATCTTAATCTAACAGGTTGATACACTTAACGAGTTTCCCGTTTCTTACAACCACAATATTTTTAATTTCAATGAACTTTCTTCCTTTTTCTGGAGGTAGGGTTACCATTTCTAACTTCCCTACCTCCGTTGTTTGTTCTACAAAGATATGTATTTTATTTTAATCTACCAAATCTTTTTTAAACTTTTTTTTTAAAACACGCTCTTTGGCTTTCTACTCCCAGCTCCGAGAATTTGTATCTAACTTAGCCCGTCTCACCGCTGTGTGGGAACCAAAGTTTATGTGTTTGTAGTCCGGGAGAGACTCGAACTCTCACGCATTTCGCATTCGATCTTAAGCCGAACGTGTATACCAATTTCACCACCGGACCATTATCACCATTATGTCAAAGAACCTTTGTCTTTTGTTTTACAAATATAAAACTTTTTTTTTAATTACACAACACCTCTAAACAAAAAACCCCTCTTTGTTAGAGAGGGGCTTCAAAATATTGTATATAATTATTACACCCTCTCCTTGAAAGTTTCCTCAGCCAAATCGCCCCCTATCAATGATATGTGTAAATTTTTCATTTGCGGTTTTATTATTTTTGATATAAATATATGGTAGTTTTTAAAAGTGTCAAGTTTTTAATATTTTTTTTAAAAATCTTTTATTATTTCAAATCTTAAACCTTTTGATATTTCATAATAATCACCAGTTTTTGAGAACCAATCGAATGTTTCATTTTTTGGATCCAAACTAATAACAACCCCAACATCAAAACCATCATATAAGAAATTAACAATATATAAATCACCATAATTAATATATGTTATATCACTTTGAGTTTCTAAAACACCACCCCTATAGAATTCATCTTTATTATTTGTTAAATCAATTACATATTCACAATCACCATAATTGAAGTTCGTTGGTTCATAAGTTGTTGTAATTGCGTTTAAAATACCGGAAGTGTCGTATTTGAAATATTCAACGGTTTCATAAACCTTAACTCTGATTGTTTGTGAATTAACAATATTGATAACAAATAATGTGATAATAAAAAGAATTAATTTCATAAGTTTTAGTTTTAATTGATTACACTACAAATATACACATTTTTTTTTAACTTAATTTATATTTATAAATAAAAAATATTATGAAAAAAGTTATTAGATTGACAGAATCAGATTTAGTTAGAATTGTTAAACGCGTTATTAATGAACAAACCAATGTTGATCCAAATAAGGACAAATACCTTCAAGATACAATATTTAATATTGTTAATTACGCAAATAGTATTGTAAATAGTTTAAATCAAAAATACCCAAACGCTAAAATTGATACATTTCAAACTAAACGTGTTGAATTAAAAGGACAAAATCCACCATCAGTATGTTATGAAATTAAATGGGGTGTTAATACTTTATCGTGGAATAATAGTACGACTGATTTAGATGTTTACGCAGCACCAAAAACATTAATATCGGCTATTTCAGCATTTTTTGATGGTAGTGACCCAACACAAGGATACGGTAAACATATAAAAACCAGAAGGTATAGTTCTGAAGTAATTAGTGCTTTAAACGCTATTAAACCAAAGGCTGTTGAAATGATGACTAAGAATTTTGCAGCAAAACCCGCTTTACCCACACCCACAAAAAAACCATAAATAAAAGGGACGAAATTGTCCCTTATTTTTTTTATATAGATTTCACAATTTCAAATTTTGAGAATATTGTAATTTCGGTTATAACATCCAAAATATTATACCATAAAATACTTTCATTTTTCAAATCAGTATTTACGATTAACCCCACATTCCAATCCGTATCTAAAATCTGTATTTGCATTTTATTGTCCGATAATTTCGTGACTTTAATCGGATATTCATATTCAACGCTTTGATCCAAAAATATTAAAGTATTTGTGTTTAAATTAATTATGTAAGAACCATCAACAGGTACTTTTGTCTCGTTACTGGTTACTTTTAAATTTCGGACAGAGTTTGTTGTTAAATAATCGTGAATATATGATGATTGCATTTCAAAAACATTAATAATGAGTTTTTGTGAAAAAGATATAATCGAAATAAACATAACGATTAAAAGAAACAAGTTTTTCATAAGTTTTAGTTTTAATTAATGATACAAATATAATAATATTTTAATTAGTATGATATATTTATAAATAAATTAACAAATGAAATTTTTAATCACGGAAGAAGAAAAATCAAGAATTCTTGGTTTATATAAGAATACTATTTTAAAAGAACAAGCAACACCTACAGGGCAAACGCAGACACAACCCCAAATAGGTGGTGGTAATGCGGCGAGTGTTATGACAATTCCTGGATTCAAGGAATTTTTAAAATGGAATCCTACCAGTAATCAATATGGTTTTGAGGCTAATATTTTTAATAATTCTATGTTAAAATATTTAGGTGGACAACAATCGATGTTAAGTGGTATTTTAGGAAAAACAATATTAATCACCAAACAAAAAATGAACGATTATTTAAAAATGGAAAGATTCGCATTACAAAATAATAGTGTAGATGATTTTATTTTAGGTAGTTTCATACCAAGAGCTTGGTATGTTGGTTCAGCTTATCCTCAAAATATGGGAAACGCTTCACAAAATTATTTATATCTTTTTAATCGGGAAATAACCACAAATTATTCTGGTGATATTACAAAACCTTTTATTGAAAAAGGGGGTAATAATGCTTACGAATTAGAACCATCTAAAGCTTCTTTAGCAATTGTAACAAAAGGTGATGCCGGAGCAAAATTACCGTATGTCGACAATAATCAAGATATTGTTAAAGCGTTAAGAGTAAATGGGTTGAAACCAATCACAGATTATATTAGGATACGTATCGTCGATGGTTATTGTCCTGAATATAAAGGTTATGCTGATTATTTATTATACGTTGGGATTCCAGGTTTAGGTTCTATGGTGGGTGTTACAAAAACAGCTTAATTATTTGTTATAGTGCATTCTAATCACTTCCTTATCTAATTCAGTATATTCTGTTGTAAAAGAAAATTCTTGATAAAAAATACTATTAGGATATTTCATAGAATCGTTATATAAACCTAATGCTTGAGTTAATTCTTCTCTAACTAAATGTTTTTTTGTTTCTTTTATTAAGGATTCATCCAACCATTCACATCTTACAACATCGACATAGAAACTACCATTGGTTATTATATTATTATTTGTGTAAACCACAAATAACCCATAATTATTTCCAGAATAAGGTATTGCCTGTGGCTCAATCTTATCATATTTAGAACAAAACCCAAAAAAGGCTATTAAATTGGCTTCAGACTTGTCATTAACTACACTTATTTCGATAGATTCAATTAAATCATTTAGTTCGTTAACAACTTTGTAAAGTTCAACTTCTGTAACGGAATCACAAATCCCATCAACGTAAATTTTTACATCCGATTTCCATCTTTGTAATTCGTTTTGTTTTTTTGTAAATTCTGTTGATTTTGTAATTTCATTATAATATTCAACAATTGAATCCTGGGAAAAACTTAAAGTGGTAATCAATATCGATAGAATAAAAAATATTACTTTCATATGTTAGATATTTAGACTACAAATATAATAAAAAAGTCAAATACAAAATCACTTTTTAATATTTTTTAACATATCCCTCTCTTGATCTTTCTTTTTTAGTGATTCCCTTTTATCGAATAATTTTTTACCCCTACCAATAACAATTTCCAATTTAATTAATCCCTTGTCGTTGGTGAATATTCTATAAGGAACAATCGTTAAACCCTTATCCAATCGTTTTTCGATGTCATTAATTTCCTTTTTATTTAGGAGTAATTTGATATCCCTTTTATCTTCAGATGAGGTAATATTTAGGTTCTTAACAATCATTTCACCATTTTTAATGAAACAATATGTATCGACAATACTGACCTTACCATCTTTAATGGATTTAACTTCATTACCAACCAAAACAATACCACAAGAATATTTTTCAATAATCTCATATTCAAATCTAACCTTCTTATTTGTAATATTCATCTTTTTTGTTTTTGTACCCCCAGAGAGATTCGAACTCTCACTCCCATTTTAAAGGAATCCGGGTCTAAGCCGGATGTGTCTGCCATTCCACCACGAGGGTATTTTGTTGAGTAAGTGGTCAGATTCGAACTGACGGGAGACATTACGTCTATCGGTTTTGCAGACCGATGGTTTCAACCACTCACCCACACTTACATATTAACGACAATGATGATCTGCCGCCTTTGTTGCAATTTGATTGTGGGGTTTTATATTTGTTTTATAACCCAATGATGCCGCCCACCCAACAACCGGTTGAACCAACTTTGAACTAAAATATTTTTCATCACTATTATAATCCAAATCAATTTCGACCTTCACATTTATTTTTTTTGTTAACCATTCGGCAACTTCAATTGAATAATCCGCTTCATTCCATAATCTGGTCCATTTATCTTTTATTTTTTTCACCTTTTGTCTGTGAAGAATATAATGGACACCTCGATTCCCATATCTATAAGCAATCACGGTTACATAAACGGTACTTCTTCTATGGTTTTGGGAGTCAGTACCAATATGAACTTCAGCATAAGGACATTCGGTTAAAACTTCCAAGGTGTGACTCACAATATCTGGAATAACCTCATTATGAATTGTTCTAAATACTTTGTTCATTATTTCTATTTTTTTTGTGGAACCA